CCTAACAACTGAATTGCACGAAGAGCTTAATTTTCTCGTAGAGGAAAAAAATTCAGCTGAACCGCAAAAATATTATATTACTGGACCGTATATGATGGCTGAAAAGCAAAATCAAAACGGCAGAGTGTATCAATTGGATGAAATGACTAGAGAAGTGGGTCGTTACGGTACTGACATGATTAAAACCCGTAGAGCTATTGGGGAAATGAATCACCCACAATCAACAGAAGTAAATCCCGTTAATGCTTGTCACCTTGTTACCGAACTTAAACAAAATGGTAACTACTTCATGGGTAAATCGTTAATTCTCGATACTCCAATGGGTCAACTTCTCAAGAGTTTGGTTAAAGATAAAATTCAAATGGGAATTTCTACACGTGGTCTTGGAAACCTTTCTGAAAGTTCAGATGGTAAGCGTGTTTCTGATTTTCATCTTATTTGTTTAGACGTAGTGCATCAACCATCAGTACAAAACGCTATGCTAGAGTCTATATTAGAATCTAGAGAATGGACTGTTGGAACAGATGGAAGAATATTGGAAGTTTCTATAAATGCTTATAATAATTTGAAAGAGTCTGTTGCTAAACTTCCAAGACACGAAACAGAAGCTTTTTTAAAAGAGCACTTGATGAAATTTATTAGCTCGCTTAAGTCAGCTTAACATTCTATGAAACCAACCAAAGATATTAAGCAATTTATTTCAAACATTGCTGACAAAAACTACAGTCAAGCTAACATTTCTTTACAAAAAATGATAGAAAATAAACTCAAAGAGCGTATTCAAAGCACTTTGAGCCTAAAAAAATAAATTAATTTAGATAAATAAAAATACAAGACCATGATCAAAAACATTCTCAACGAACAATTCAAAGATCTTATTTCAGAGGAAACTTTGAATACGATAGAAGAAACGTTTCAACAAGCTGTTGAAGAAAAGGCGAATCAAAAAATTGAACTCGAGACAGAAAATGTCAGACAAAAACTTGATGAGTCTTATACAGAGAAACTTCAATTAGTTATTGAAAAAATTGACCAAGACCATACAACTAAGTTAAAGAAGCTCGTTGAGGCAATTGATACTGATCATGCTGTTAAGCTCCAAAAGCTAGTTAAGGGTATTGACAAGAAGCACACAGGTATGCTTAAGCAAATTGTGGAAAAATATGAGACTGAGATGGCCGGAGAAGCTAAGTTTTTCCAAGATCGCCTTGTCGAAGAAGTTTCCAACTATCTTGATCTTTATATTGACAAAACAATTCCAAAAAACCAAATTGCTGAAGCAGTTGAAAACATTAAAGCAGCAAAACAACTCAACCAAATTCGTCAAATTGTTGGTATTTCAGAAGAATTTATTGACAGTGAAATTAAAGAAGCTCTTATTGATGGCAAAAAGACAATTGATTCACTTCGTTCTGAATTGAATACAGTTTTAAAAGAAAATGTTGACTTGACTCATAAGACAAATAAAGCCCAAGCTCATATTTTGCTTGAGCAAAAGACAGCTGAGTTGCCCTCTGCTAAAAAAGCTTTTATTAACAAATTACTCGGAAATAAATCTCCGAACTATATCGAAGAAAATTTTAGTTATGTAGTTGACATGTTTGAAAAAGAATCCCAAGACGAAGTGGATCTTATCAAAGAATCAGTTCAACAAGAAAGCACAAGCGCTTCTAAAGTAGACCGCCCAGTGGTCATTGAAGAGCAACAAAATTTTAACAATGAGATCGAGCGCATTCCTTCAGACGAAGGGGTAAGCGGCTATCTGAACGAGATGAAAAAAATCAGTGGAAATAAATACACTCGATAATTTCACTCACAATAAACAAGGAGACAAACAATAAAATAAAACTATGGCAAATTTAATGCATATTAACAAAGATTACGCTCAACAACTCGTCGAAAAATGGAGTCCAGTTTTGGATTTCAAGTCCGACAAAGTTGGTGAGATCACAAACGAAACAACTCGTTTAAACACAGCTATCCTCTTGGAAAACCAAGAGAAGTGGTGCTTGAACGAAGGCAACACTGCAGGTGGCGGTGGTGTATTCGGTGGAACAGCTGGTCAGAACTTCGGTACTGCTACTGTTAGATCCGGAGACAACTACGCAACTGGTGATGCTCGTTTACCAAAAGTCCTTATCCCAATGATTCGTCGTACATTCCCTGAACTCATCACAAATGAGATCGTGGGTGTGCAACCAATGACTGGTCCAGTCGGTCTTGCTTTCGCAATGCGCTACAAGTATGAAGACTCCGCTCTCGGATATTCTGAAAAAGGCGACGGAAACAATTCAGAAGGTTCAGTTGGCGGGAATACGGCTCTCTCAAACACAGTTAACGGTGGAAAAGAACTTGGCTACAACTACCTGAACTCCGCATTCACAGGTGCTTCTGCTGCATTCCTCTCCGGAGGAGCAGATGGAGCATTCAGCAATCCTTTAGAAGATTCTGGTGTTGGCGCGTTCATGAGCCAATTTGAGCTTAGCTCAAAAATTCCTCAAATCACTGTTTCGTTTGAAAAAACAGCCGTCGAAGCTCTAACCCGTAGGTTAGCAGCTAAGTGGTCTGTCGAGCTCGAACAGGATCTTAAGAATATGAATGGTATCGATATCGATGCTGAGCTTACTAACGCTATGTCTTACGAGATCCAGGCTGAAATCGACCGCGAAATGATCGCGCGTATGATCCAAGTCTGTCTCAATGCTGGCGCTGGTGTGGGTTATTCAACCTGGTCTGCTATCTCTGCTGACGGACGTTGGTCCGGGGAGCGTGCACGTGACTTCTACAACAGAATCGTTGTTGAAGCCAATCGTGTTGCTATCCGCAATCGTCGTGGTGCTGCTAATTTCATCATTGCAACACCTCGCATTTGCGCTATCCTCGAGACTCTTCCTAACTTCACATGGATGCCAGTCAATGGTAATGTAAATACACAACCAGTTGGTATTGCTAAGGTCGGTTCGGTCGGTGGTCGTTTCCAAATCTATCGTGATACTCGTACAGAAGCTCAAATCAACGGTTCTGGATACAATTCCAGCAACAAAAACGGTGGTTACGCTCCTGGACGTGCAGCAATCGATTACGCCCTTCTTGGATATAAAGGCACAGAATACTACGATAGTGGTATCGTCTATTGCCCTTACATCCCAGTTATGGTGCAACGCACGATCGGTCCAAACGATTTCAGCCCACGCGTCGGCTTGCTTACACGTTACGGTGTAGTTGATCACATTTTTGGTGCATCACTCTACTACCATCTCGTTATCTGCACCGGCCTTGGACAATCATTCGTTCCTGGTCAAGCAGCAACATATCTCTAATACAGATATTTGCTTCTCACAGC